CCATCCCAATAAAAGACAACATCAAATGCCCCATCGTTATCTGAATAGCACTGCTCAACTGCAACAATTACCTTTTCCATAAATCACCTCTGGGAACTGGCTTGGCTCCGTTGCCTCACCTCTTGAGATAGATGTTACGCAACATGCGCAGTTGTGGCAAGTGGTTTTTGAAATATTTTTAGCGTGATAGCTGAAGTTCTTTCAGCTTCGCTTTGTAATCAGCTTCGATAGCCTGATAATCCTCTTTTCGGTATCGCTTTGGTTCATGTGGCCCCTCTAAACGCTCGACGCGCTCAAGGCCAATCTTGGCTATCAGTGCTGGTCGGTATGCCGTCAAGTTTCCAGACAAGTGAGAGTTGCACGGTGCGCACTGAAGATGGCAGTTATCAGGCTCAAAGCGCAGCTCTGGATTACTTCCGGCTGGGCGATAATGTCCAGCATGGTTCTGGCCTTGGTGAACCCTGCCACAGCTAATGCAAGGCTGACCATCGTCTCGCGCCCTAACCCAGGCATTGAAAGCTGTTTGCGCTCGCTTCATCCAGTAACTAACCGGCTTAACCTCCATCCTGCGTTCTCTATCGCGTTTTGCCGCATTCTTTACCTCTACCGCTTGCACGCGTACTGCCTTGGCTCTCAATCGCTCAGATCGCTTTCTGGATAGCTCTATCGAGTGCTTGATTGCGTGAGAGTAATCTAGAAACCATCCGTTTGGTGTTTGAACTCCTTCCGAGGCCTCCCCGTAATCTCCGCAGCACTTGCAGCGTTTTTTTCTATTCGCCATCGTTTTGACCTGTTCCCGCGCCTACTGAAAGATCGCATTCCGCGCAAGCACCGTTCCGCGCGATAAATTGCGCCTCTTCAGAACCCTCTGCGTGCGAGCACCCACACTTTTGGCACGTTATCGTCCAAATGAATTCACTCATAACCATTCTCCTGCTTTGTTAGCTTCTGGTACTCGCAATCATCTGGGATTGTGAGCATTAATCCTTTTTCAAGGCACCACGCATACACAAGATCAAGATACAGCTTGAACTGCCCAACGTCTAGGCCGCTAGTGCCTTTCAGTCTGCTGGTAGTGGTGCGCTCCTTGGTTACTACATCAACCATCACCACATCTTCGTATCCGAGGAAGGTGTGGCACATTGCATCATGGCACCATTGCGGCGTGGCGTAGCTGTATTGGTCGCCTTTCGATAGCAGCCAGCGGCTTATATCGCCATACCAGACCCAGCTAAGCGCATTTTGACTAAGGCTCCGTTTTGTATGCGACTTCAACTGCACAGAAACAGGCCCGAGTTCAAGCATGGTGCGGATGCAGGCATTCAAATCCTCAATGTCTCTTGTGTCGATTATCAGGTTTGTTGCCATCTCGCTTCCTCCTCCTCTCTTTCGCGCGTTCTTTTGCAAACAACTTTAGCCAAGGTGATGAGCTGTTCATTCCATGCCTCGCTGTATTCGCATAATGCTGGACTTGATAAACAACGGGTGAATCCCATGCTGGCTTGAGTGCCGCTCCACTGCCTGACTCACCTTGGCGGCAACCAGTGATTCATCTTTCAGCTTGCGCCACCCTTCAATTTCGGCCAGTTCTATTATCGCCTTGGCAATCCTGCGAGTTGCAATTTTTTCCATCTCGGTCTGCTGCTTCATCTTCATCTCCTTTCAATCTCGGCAAGTTACTATCCAACCACTCTATCGCTTCACCTCGGCTCTTACCACTCCACTCCATGACGTATGAAATGAGTGTTTCGGTGTGTTGTTTCATATCAGAACCCGTCTTTGATCCTGCCTTGATGCTTTTCTGGTTTTGCTGGATTAAGCCAGTGGCTAATCTCACCTGCAAGCCGGACACCCTCTTCTTGGTCAAGGTCTGAGAACTTACCGCCTGAAAACTCACTGTAGATTGTCCCAGTGTAACCCTCTCGGTTTAGCCTAACAATCACCTCGGACAGCTTGCTAGTGTTTCCAGGCATTCCGTCAGGTGTGTATGCAGCCTGCCTAAAGAGACCAATCCACAAATCACAATCCTGCTCAATCTGTCCAGTGTCTCGGCTATCGCTTGGCATTGGTCGCTTGTCGTTTCTGTCTTCTAGCTTGCGGTTTAGCTGGGTCAGCAACAGAACTGGACACCGCATTTCCTTGGCTAGGTTTTTCAACCCCTTGGTTATCTCACCGTAAGCAAGGTCGTTTCGCTCTGCCTTTTCAGCTTTCATCAGCGTCAAGTAGTCAACAGCTATCAGTCCAATCGATCCTTCCTTTTTTGCAATGCGCCTACACTCTGAGACTATGTGGCGAAGGCTAACTCCTGGAGTGTCGTCAATGTAGAGTTTTGAGTTCCCAATTTCTGCCGCGATGGCCGTTGACCTAAGATAAGCCTCATCAGCTAGTTGGCCAGCTCTGCCGTTAAGAACCATTGGATCCCAAAAGTCATTACCATGAATTGCCCTGCTTACAAGGTCTTTCCCGTCGTATAAATCCCTGACTGCATCCCGCTGCACGATTGACCGCTCAAGCAATGATGTTCTGGTCATCTCAAGGCTGAATACACAGGCCGCCTTTCCTTGGTCTAGTGCGGTGTGGTTAACCCACTTGGTAAGAAATGCGGTCTTACCCATCTTGGGGCGAGCGCCAATTGCTACCAACGCACCAGCAAGGACACCCTTCGGGTAAAGTTTCTCGTCAAGGTGTGCAAATCCAGTTGAGAATCCCACTACTTCGCCCGGCTTTCGCTCCTTCCGCTCGTCAAGCTCATCAAGCCATCCTGTGATCATCTCTGATGCGTGACGCAGCCCTGACGTTTGCCCATGAGACAGGGCCGCCTCAACCCTTGCAATCTCGCTTGATGCAGCATCGCATCGCTCAGAGTATGTGTCGTACTGCTCTACAGACATGGCCTGAGCTGCCTTGATGTAACCAGCAACAGCCTCCCTGCGCCGTGACAGCTCTTTCAGAAACTTAACAGTGCGCTTCCAGTCATGAGAGCAAACAACTCCAGTTGTGATGTGCTGGATGTATTGCAGCCCGCCAATCATCTCAAATACGCCAGCTTCTCGCATCATTGGGAAAAGCGGGATTGCCCCGGTAACATCAGATCCAGCGGTTTCAGCTCGCATCGCAAAAGAAAAGATTGTTCGGCACGAGGAGTTGAAGAAATCAGACTCGCTCAATCTCGTTTCTGTTGGCCTGCAAACACCAATGAACATGCAGTGCAGGATAGCTTCTTCGTGGTCAATACTCTCAGGCATTTTGATTTGCATTTGCGCTCCCGTATCTGTCTTCTTTGACACCTAAGTAACATTTTTCAGTGATTAGAAAATCGAAGCTCTTTCTCTTCCATACCTTTCCGTCCGAAGCTGGTCTGTCATAAAACATCCATGTGCATTCACGCGCTGCCTTCAGGTATAGCTCCCATCTTTCAGGAGTGAACCCATTCTTCTTGTAGAAGTTGACAGCCTTAGTAACTCTCTGTGTGGCATTGGCTTTCAAATCAACTGGTGGCATCTCTGGGATTACCTCCATATACTTTGTCGCCATTTCCACATACAGAGCCATCTTAGATTGTTGCTTCTGGTCGCCGTCAGGCGACGTACTATCTGTTTCTTTACTTCTTAAATTCTTTACTTCTTTAGGTGTGGTTGTTTGCTGGTTGTTTGCTGGTTGTTTGCTGGTTGTTTGCTGGTTAGCGTCTTGATACTCGTCATAGTAAGCTATTGAAACCAATGTGAATTTTGAGCTTTTGTGCTGGATGATCATGCCATCACTTTCTAGCATTGACATTATGCGTCTAAGCTTCATTTCCGTGACCCCACTTCTCTTGCTAAACTCCTTTCTGCCATAAACAACCTGCCCTCTTTTAACCTCAACAAGCTGGCCGTAGACATTCGCCTTTTTGTCCTCGAAGTTTGCCTCACAAAGAAGCCTCACCCATACCGCCAAAGCTTCTGGCTCTGTCGCGCACCAGTGATCTAGAAGTGCGCGATGAATCTTGATCCAGCCTGGTGCTGACATTCATCACCCCAGCAGGTCTAGTTTAAGTTGAATCTCCGCTTTGACTGCGTTTAGCTGCTTGGTGGCATCAGCTTTAATTTTGCACATCATTGCACCGTCACCTTTTGTCCAGATATCTCAGCTACCTGCTTGCAAAGTGAGCTGACCCCAGCAGACAAATCCATATTTGCAATCAGCAATGTGGCTATAGTCTTAGCCATGCACGCCGTTGTTTCATTTAATTCGTCACTATTTCTCAACTCATCGATCAGGTATCCAACCCCAGCCTTATCGCACCAATATTTAGCGTTTGAAATGGCATCTAAGTCCATCGATGAGCTCCTTACAGAAATACACATGTTTGTAAGTGCCACAACATCAACCTCATGTGGCTTGTTTTTGATTAAAAACTCAACAGCTTCATCTATCACACTAAGAGCATCATCAAAACTAACGGAAAAGGTTTCCTTTGGGTAGACTGGGCTGTTAGAAAGTATCTTATTGGATAGTTTCTTGTGCGCAAACTTCTCTACCTGCCTGTAATGCTTACACTTCCTTACAGCAATTAAACAACCATCAGCTCCACCAAAAAGATCATCAGCAACCTTCGCCGCTCTTTTATCACCATTGAATGATGAGCCAATCTTGCTTACCCCTCCCTTGCTTACCACATAAACAAAACCAACGGATCTCCATTCGCTCATTTCTTTTCCTCCACCATCTTCTGAACAAGACCGCGAATAACTGACGCCATGCTGTTACCTGTGCGGGCCGCCTCAACCTCAAGCCACTTCATTTGCTGATCAGTCAGTCGAATCGGAGCCATCATCTTTTGCTTCTTCACTTGCTGTACCTCTAGTTCGTTTTGGTGACGCCATGATGGCACCAATGGAGATATCTTGTCAATAGCAAAATAATCTCAAATAACTATTGCATTGATTTCTGATGGTGCTACTATGACCACATCAAGGCATGTTGCCGATAGGAGGAAGAAGATGAAAGCATTGATTGGAGTTGTGATGATGTGCGTGGCCGGTGGTGTTGCGGCTGATGGACAAGTAACAAAACTTGAGTATTGCACCCAGTGGGCAGGATTGGCTCAGGACTTCATGACCGCTCGCCAGATTGGCGTACCGATGAGTAAGGTCATTGATGGCAATGAGGAGTTTAATGAGCTTGCAATGGATGCATACTCAGTTCCAGCTTATGCTGGTGAAGATGCGCAACAAAGCGCTATTGATGAGTTTTACGCAAATAATTTCATCAAGTGCATGAAGGAGATCAAGTGATGGAAAACTGCGAACTAGGATGCTTTGGATTCGATGACGTAATCATGGGTGGCCTTGACCTGATGCAGGCTTGCCGCGATGGATTTGGCTTGGTGATTGACGGTGATTTGCAAGCTGTTTTTGTTGTGGAGGATGTGGAATGAGCTTTGACGTTGTAACTTTCGTAAATCAGCAGGTTGGTTTGTTTACTGGTGCCGCCACTGACCAGTCGGTAACTTGGGCCAAAGAAAGCCAGTTCGCCATCCAGGCATTCCAGAAGAATGACTTTTTGGCTAAAACAGCGATGGCAAATCCTACCAGCGCGCAGAATTCCATCATCAATGTGGCAGCCATTGGCATCACGCTGAACCCCGCTGCAAAGCTAGCGTACCTAGTGCCTCGCGATGGCGGCGTGCATCTTGATATCAGTTACATGGGATTGCTGCATCTAGCTCAAGTTTCTGGCGCGATTCAGTGGGGACAATGCAAACTCGTGTACGCCAACGACACCTATGAGTCAAACGGGCTGGATAAGGCACCAACACACAAATACAACGCATTTGGCGAGCGCGGGCCAGTTGTTGGCGGTTACTGCACCGTAAAGACGCAGCAAGGCGACTATCTGACGGATGAGATGTCACTCGCTGAAATCAAGCAGGTAGAGAACACAAGCAAGGCCAAAAATGGCCCTTGGAAAAACTGGTGGGAAGAAATGGCCCGCAAGACCGTCGTCAAGCGCGCCGCTAAATACTGGCCGCGAGTCGAGCGCGTTGATAATGCCATTCATCACCTTAACGACGATGAAGGAATCGAGATGGAACCGGTCATGCCGCACAAACCAGAAATAGAAGTAGCAGCAGAAGCGGCAGAGCGCTTCAGTCGCATGGAGTCACTGGCGCTAGACCTTATCGATGGTATGCGACAGGCT